AAAAATGGATGGCTGATAAGACTATAGAAATAGCTGATGAAATGCAAGGGTTCATTAACAATGCCTATGATATTTATGCGGATCGATTTCATAATACCACTAAACATAGATTTGATATTAAACAGGAAAATGTTGCTAAAGCTGGTTTATGGATTGCCAAGAAACGATATGCTCAATGGATAATTAACATTGAAGGACATACTGTATCTAAATTAGATGTTAAAGGATTGGATGTAGTGCGATCATCATTCCCTCCATCATTTAGAAAGTTTATGGCAGAGGTATTAGAAGATATGTTGAATGATATTGACAAACCTACATTAGATGAAAAGATTTTGAAGTTCAAGGAACATATGAAGACATTGCCATTAATTGATGTGATGTTTCCGACGGGTGTTAAAAAGGTAACGAAATATGTTAGAAAAGGTGACAAGCCATTTACACCTAGGATGAAAGGAACTCCGGTACATGTTAAGTCTGCTTTAAATTATAATGATATGATATCCCATTTAGGTTTGAAGAAAAAATACCAAGGAATTATTAATGGTGAAAAAATTAAATGGACATATATAAGAGCTAATACAATGGGGTTAGATACAATGGCATTGAAAGGTTACGAAGATCCGGAAGCATTAAATGAATTTGTTACTAAACATATTGATTATGAAAAAGTATTTAATTCAGCATTTGCAAATAAGTTAGGTGATTTTTATAGTGCAATGAAATGGGGATCGATTCCAAAGAATAATAATTTAGGAAAGTTTTTCTCCTTTTGATTAGGATTATTGAAATAAAGTTATTATATTTAATAAAATAAAAAGAAATATGTACGGAAAAAGTTATTGGTATGGCCGAGAAGTAGAAGGCCGATTATCTGATATTGAGACGGTATTTGTTAGAGGACAAGTTCCAGATAATTTTAAAGATTATCCTCATATCTATTTTACAATTGAATATATTGAAATGTGTTGTGTGCATGGCAATTGGAAAGAAATTCATGATATTTTAGAAACAAAGCAATTTGTTACAATAGAAGCTAATTCTTCTACGATGCCTAAAATACCAATGTCAGTATTTAATAGAGCTCATATCATATATCGAATTACAGATCCAAATTTGGAAAAACTAAAAGATACAGATACATTATCAATCGATGCTGGTTGGTATAGAGTACATCAGATAACTAAATGTAATATGATGAGTATTAATCCAGATGATTATAAATTTGATAGAATAAAAGAATGAGAAGAAGAAAAGTATTTTATTTTGGTTTAGAGCCATTGAAAGCCAGATATACATATCAATTATGTAAAGAATGGATGCCGGCTACATTTGAAACTTATAAAGATAAGTTAGAGTTTGTTGATATCGAAGGAGACTTTGACCCAGATCAAGAAATTAAGGTAGGAGCAGTATTAGATGCTATTGGTAGAGGTAAGTATAGTTTAACTCAATGTGAGAGATTCTTACAACATATCTATGATGGTAATGTTGAGGATGGTGATGTGATATTTTTACAAGATTATTGGACACCAGGATTAGATGCGATTTGGTATGCATTAGATCTATATGGTATCAATGTCAAAGTATATGGAATGTTACATGCTCAATCGGTAGATGAATATGATTTTACATATGCAATGAAAGATTGGATGAGGCCATATGAATTAGGTTTGGATAAAAGAATGACTGGTATATTTGTCGGATCATCTATCCATAAAGAACAATTAAGAGCTGCTGGATTCAAAGCTCCAATACATGTTGTATCATTACCAATTCATAGAGAAGCGACAATGGCTAAATTACCTGATTCGTTTGATTTAGATGTGAAAAATACAATTGTATATTCAAGTAGATTAGATAAAGAAAAAAATCCATTTTTCATGATGAAAGTTGCTGAAAACTTCTTAAATGATCATCCGTCTTTTGAATGGCATGTTACTACATCAGGAAAAGAATTTAGATCAATGTTACCAGGTGTTATTGATGCATTATATGAACTAGCAGAAAGACAGCCTAGGTTCAAGCTCCTTAAAGGACTTACAAAAGAAGAATATTATACAGAATTAGCAACATGTAGAATACAATTCAATTCGGCATTGCAAGATTATGTGTCATGGACTGTAATAGAAGCTACTGCATTCGGAGCAGATATTGTATATCCAAATTTCAGATCCTTTCCAGAGTTTGTGGATGTAGATAGAATGTATAAACCGTTCGATGTATGGGATGCATTAAGAACTATTGAAAATGTGTTAGCTAATCCTAAAGTTCATGATGATATAGTAAACATATCAGATTTAGGAAGACGTATGGAAGGATATATCATTGCAAATGATTATGATAAAGAATTATGTGTATGGCATGAAAAAGAATATTGCCAGGCATTACTCGACCAAGAGAAAGTAAATAACCAATTGGAATTAGCATTATGAAAGATTTAATTTATTATCCGTCATTATCAGCAGGTGGATGCGCCGGCGACTTCAAAAAGAATAAAGAAGTTAAGCCTGGTTTGACTTGTAGATTTTATGACAAAGAATTTCCTGAAAGATGGAGACATCCATATTTTCTAATAACAGCAGGCCATCATTACAAATGGATGGATGCTAGAGATAGATATGGGCTTGATGAGGATGTATTAGTATTAGGTGATTCTGGAGGATTCCAATTAGCAACAGGTGCTATTAAATGGGATCCGGCTTTTAAGAAAACTATTTTTGATTGGTTAGAAGCAAATTGTGATTTAGGAGTTAATTTAGATATTCCACCTAGAGCTAAATACGATGGCAAGTTCTATGAATGTATGGATATTAGTTATGATAATTTCAAATATTTTGCAGATAATCAAACTGGTAAATGTAAATTCTTAAATGTTGTTCAAGGTAATAATGTTGAGGAATATGATCAATGGTATCAAAAGATGAAAGATTTTGAATTCAATGGTTGGTGTATCGGAGGAGCGCAGAAACGAGTAAGTATGTTCATGTCAGCATTAGCACCGATGATAAAGAACAGAGAATTTGAAAAGGCTCGTAATCAATTTGTACATGTATTAGGAATATCTAAAATATCAGATTTCTTTATGTTAAGTTTCTTTCAGAAGATGCTAAACAAATACCATGGCGGTAGGATACAAGTATCAACAGATTCAAGTTCACCTGGTTTATATCCTGTGTATGGAACGTATTTACATTCGCCTCAATTGAGTAAGATGACATTTACAGATTTATATTTTCCAAAAGGAGATGATTTGCCTTATAATGCAGATGACTTAGTTCCAAATCCATTAGGACATCCAGTATCAGAAGGCTTTACATTTGGTGATGTATCAAATTATAAAGGTGATGTAACAATGAAAATGACATTGAATAACTTGTTTGTTTTCAATGAAACTGTCAAGCAAGTTGAGGAAGTAGTGAAATGTCATAATGAATTGTTAAAAACAGTAATTCCAAGAGACTTCTATTCCATCTTAATGAGTATGGAGGAAATGTTCCAAGATCCAGATAAGGCAGTGTATATATACGAAAAGAATAGTCAATTATATGACAAATTTGGTGGAGGTACCAGAGACTTAGTAAACAATCAAATAATATCTAAATATTTTAATGTAGGTTAATATGAAAAAAACAGAACTAGTAAATTTTATAAATCGTTATTACTTGGCAGGAGCTACAACTTCTGTTAAATGGAAATCAGATAACGGAACGGTAGAAACCGATTTTATCACCGATGATCAAAATGTTATCGGAACTGTTAAGTCTAATATAGATTTAGGAGCAAATGAATTAGGAGTATATGCTACTCCTCAATTAACAAAAATGTTATCGGCTGTAGGCGATGATTTATCAGTTAAAGTCAATACAATTGACGATAAATCAGTTAGTATTGATATAGATGATAAGGATGTAGATATGAAGTTCATGTTAGCCGATCTATCAGTTATTAGACAAGTTCCAGATCTTAAACAGTTACCAGATTGGAATGCTAAAATTAATATAGATAAAGATTTTACATCTAAATTTATTAAAGCGAAGAATGCATTGCCAGATTCAGAAAATTTTGGTATAACATGTAAAAATGGTAAGTTAGACATTATAATTAATTATTCGTCTATCAATACAAATAGAATTAAGTTTTCATTTGATTGTAATGCAGAAGAATGTAGTGATTTAGGTACTGTATGTTTTTCATCTAATCTATTTAAAGAAATATTACAGACTAATAAA